CTCGGCCAGTTCGATAGCCGCGTAGCGCACCGCAGCCCGGGCCAGTGGCACATCGACCAACACGCCACGGTCGTTGATGCGCTCGTTGACGTGGTAGTCCTCCAACTCCTGCACCGACAGTTGGCGCTGGCCCATGCTGATCGCTCGCATCGTGCGCACGTCTTGTGCGCAGTAGGCGTACAGGTCAGGCAGCAGGGTGGTATTGAACGGCGGGGTGCAGCACTGGCGCACCAGCATGGCCCCACGATGGTCCTTGCGCATACTGGCCCCAGCGAAGCGGCCAGCGTCCTCTAGCGAGCCTGGGGCGCAGTTGGCGCGGGACTGCGCAGCGGTGCAGTAGAACTGCTCAAGCGGGTAATTCTGCTGGAGGACGTACCAGAAGATCAGCCGCTCGAATGCGGCGTTGTGCGCTCTGATCTGTTGCGTACCGAAGTCCGGCAACGGCTGCCCGGGCAGCCATGTCTGCACCTCGCCGTCGTCGATGGCGTAGCACATACACAGCACCTCGGTACTCAAGTCCTGGGCGTAGTTGTACACGCCATGCTTGAGCAGGTCGCAGGCGCTACGGGTTTCAAAGTCAACCCAAAGCACGATTGATCCTTTCTCCGATCCAGCGAACCACTGGCACAGCCCATGAGTTGCCCAACGCTTTGTACCTTGGGCCATCAGGAGACTCGTCTTTTTTGCGCCAAGGGATGTTTGTGTAGCCATCAGGAAACCCTTGCAGTCTCTCGCACTCCACAGGTGTTAGGCGGCGCACCTGCATGGCGTGGCGCAGATATGTCTGCTGTTTCATTCCGGGTTCTGCGGCTAATGCACCAGCCACTTGCATAATACGAACCTCGTCACGCTGATTCTGAGCAAATGCGATTGGCTGCGCCACACCATGCCGATCAGTTTTGGTCAGGCACGGCGCAACATCGTGCATTGGTTCAACAGCGTTGCCACCATTTTCAGGCTTGCGCCCAATCCAGTTGCCGGGAATGCCATAGGTTGGCTGCATCACCGCAGTACCCCCCTGAGAACAGGTCGGGTTCAGGCCACTGGCTGCGTCCAATGTCTTGGTGGTGTCCTCATCCATACGGACATAGAAACCGCCTTCTGGTCGGTCTGGTCGCTTGTTGCCGCCGTAGATATTGATCGGCTGCGCTATCGCTTGAGGCTGTCCACGGCTGTCCATGCAATACGCCGAACCGTCCAACAAATACTCTTTGCCTTGCGGCCCTGCCTCTGGTGCGCGGCCTATGCAGCCTGTGCAACTAAAAGGAGGGCCGTTTGTAACGCAGGGGGCAATTCTTTGCCCCGCTTCTCGGCTCGGCGCAGTATCCCGGCGCACGCCGTCGAACTCAAAAAGAACCGCTGCGGGATCAAAGTCTGCTCTAGCACTTGCGACAACGAACACACGGCGGCGTCGTTGGGCCACTCCGAAATATTGGGCATCGAGGACTCTCCACGCGACTGCTCTTTGGGGGCCATCAATAAAACCAGCGTTTGTCCATCTGCCCCCTGGTGCGATGAGCGCATCGTCTTCGCCGGCAAGTGCTCCCAAAAAGCACCCAAATGCGTTATCTTTGGTGTTGAGGACACCAGGGACGTTTTCCCAAAATACGATGCAGGGATCGGATTGTTGAACAGATCGTATTTGATCGATTGCATTGGCGATCTCACAGAAAGTTAACGACAAGTTGCCACGGGCATCATCAAGCGATTGACGCAACCCGGCAACTGAAAAGGCTTGGCACGGCGTACCGCCGCAAAATAAATCGGGTGCCTCAACTTGACCACTCAGGATCATGTCGGGCAGCTTTGTCATGTCACCCAAGTTGGGCACATCAGGGTAATGGTGCTTGAGCACCTCGCAAGGAAACTTTTCAATTTCTGAGAGCCATGCGGCTTGCCAGCCCAATGGTGTCCATGCGACAGATGCGGCTTCAATGCCGCTACAAACAGAACCAAATTTCATGGAAAAGGCAGGGCCGAAGCCCCGCCACCTCACTCAAGCAGCCCGACGACGACGGCCAGCAGCAGCGGGTGCTTCCTCTGGCTCCATCGATACGAATTTCACCAACTCAAACACCGGCGTATAGATGCGCCCATAACTTTTATGCTGGTACTGATCCTTCCTGAGGGTCACGATTGGCACCGGCTTGGTCTGATCCCGCTCGACTTGCTCAGCGATGGACGCTGCGATGGCCTGGACTGCCTTCTTGCCACCGACCGAGGTCGTAGTGAAGCGGCACTCCATACCGGCATCCTCGCCACTGATGCACTTGAGGCTCATGCCGACCTGCATCTCCCAGCCCTTCGTTGCGCCCTTGGGCGCTTCGTCAAGCTCGGGCAGCGGTTGCGCCACACCCACCATCTTCTCACCCAGCACTTCGGCATTTCCCCAGGCAATGAAGCCATGCACGAAACTGAACGGGTTGATGGCCCATTGACTATCGTCTTCGACCTCATCCTGATCCGCCCCGAACACCCAATGGCCTGTCTTGTCCATTTTCAGGATGACGACGCCAACATCGCCCATATTCATGTCGAGCTTGCGCAACGACGTGGAAAGGGTCGATACCGCAGGCAAACCTGCACTTGAGAACACTGCTACTTGATTCATACCATTCCCTCTAGTTTAGAAAGCAACTTCGAGAGTTGCAGAACCTCGGGTCGTGGATCATCCACGCTTGCCAAGGTGTTACCTGACGACACCATCACTGCATGATCTGCCGGGAAAGCGACTTTGGCCTTTTTACAGACCTTTTCCGCTTGCGCCGGAGACAGCAGCGAAATGACATCAGATTCTTTCAGGCCGAGCGCCACCAGTGCGCTTCGGGCCTCTGATTCGTTTGCCCATTGGCGTGTGCCACGCTTGGACACCAGTTTGAAGTCGGGTAGCTTGGCACCGTCTTCGCTCACCATCTTGAACGCCAGCGCCCGCAGGTCAGTGATCCAGCCATCGAGCAATTCGGCGTTCTTGAGATAGGTGTTAATCATATCGGCGTCCAGCGTCTTGACATCCACGGTCACGGCCCGCACAGCAGCATTGTTCATCTTGGGGCAGATCGGCTTGCCGGGGCACCACTTGCAATGATCCCCAACCGCCAGCGGCGCATCAGAAGTGAGCGCTAAATTAACAGCATCCTTAAGCTCAGTCTCGAACTGACGCACACGGTCAGGGGTTGTCAACCAACGTTTGACAGACGGCGGCTGCACGATGACGCATTCGATCTCGGTCACACCATCGAACGCCCACTTGGTTTCGGGCGTGTTCATGGCAGCAGCCGCATAGAACAGTAGCTGATGATTTTCTTCGGCGTCTACTGCACCGCGCCCGAACTTCCAGTCCAGCACGATGGCCCGGTCACCGATGCGCCCGATCAGATCGGTGCTACCGAACACATCGGCATCGAATGCCACCTTCTGCTCGACCTCGTACTGCATCACCTGCTCGGGGTCGATCTCGTCAATCGCGGCCAAGGCAGGCAACACCTTCTCTTGCAGCAATTCCTCTGTGAAGGTCTCGGCCTCGTAGGTCTTGCCCAGCAGCGACTCGGGCAGCGTCGTGTCAGACCCGAGGATGGACGCCATCACATCATGCAGCAGTGTGCCCTCGTCGGCTGCACTGGATGACAGACGCTCGGGCATCTGCTGGGCCAGCGCCACGCTGCCAGGACAGCACATGACGCGCTTGGCGGTGCTACCGCCGACGATGTTACTGTGCTTCATCTTGCGGCTCCTCTTTGCCCAGCGTCACCTTGCGCAGGGTGCTGTAACCGCAGTCGAAGGTCACGGCGTCAAAGCCGACGCCTTCGATAAAGTGATTGGCCCAGTCGAAAAGAATCACCTCGACCTCTTGCTGATTCAGAACTAGTTCCATGTCTGTACTCCATTAAAGTTGATGAGGCGTTCAGTGTAGCACAAAATAATTGTTGTCAAGAACTTTTTTTCGTGTATTATTCGGGCCATGAACGAAAAACAAGTCGAGCGCCACTTCAAGTGGGCAGTAGAGGTTCTCGGTGGGAAGACGTACAAGTTCGTCAGCCCCGGCGTGAAGGGTGTGGCCGACCGAGTGGTGTGTATGCCCAACGGCACGACGCACTTCGTCGAGCTAAAGACCAAAGGCGGGCGCTTGAGTGCCTTGCAACTGATCTTCGCCGCCGACATGGAACGGTTGAATCAGAACTACAAAGTATTGTGGGATAAGGAGCAAGTAAATGAGTGGGCTAAAAGTCTTAGTCGCCTGTGAATACAGTGGGCGTGTGCGTGATGCGTTCATTGCCAAGGGGCATGATGCAATGTCTTGTGATCTGCTGCCAAGCGATGCAGCGGGGCCGCACTATCAAGGCGACGTGTTTGATGTTATCGGTAATGGTTGGGATTTGATGGTGGCCCACCCGCCGTGTACCTATATCTCGGTATCAGGGATGCACTGGACTACTCGGGGCTTGCGCGATCCACAACTGACTGAGGATGCTCTGGTGTTCGTGCAGCGACTACTCGACGCGCCCATACCACGGATCGCCTTGGAGAATCCAATATCTGTTATCAGTACCCGCATACGCAAGCCTGATCAGATCATCCAACCGTGGTGGTTTGGCGACGACGCCAGCAAGAAAACATGCCTGTGGCTGAAGGGGTTGCCGAAGCTGGAGTTGAACATAAACAAAGTGGTGCCTCCGAAAGGGTGGGGCAAGGTGATGTGCGCCGCTGACATGATAGATTGTGAGGGCTGCGGTGAGCCATTCTGCCCTGAGTGCAACGCCCACTACGCGGATTGCAACTGCATCGGGCCAACAGAGGACGATACCGAAACGAAGATATTGGACGGTGTCCTGTTCGGCACCCGCATACTACCGGCGCCCAAAATGATTTGGGCGAACCAGACACCAAGTGGGCAAAATAAATTACCTCCAAGCGCCGACAGATGGAAGATTCGCAGCGAGACATACCACGGCATCGCTAACGCGATGGCAGAGCAATGGAGTTAAGACCGTATCAGACAGCAGCCGCTGAGTTCATCAGCGGGCGCGACCGTAGTCTGGTGCTGGCATCCGTCGGGGCTGGCAAGACCTGCATCGCTCTCACGGCCATGCAGCGTATG